GCTAAGCCGCTGAAACCCATTGCAAGGTTCTTGGCGCTTGCGTCTGTTTGCTTCTGCGAAACGGTGACTTGTTTGCCTGCTGATTCGACGCCTTGAATGCTTTCGGTGATGTTGCGTCCAGCTTCCGCTACAACTTCGCTTGCCTCATCGGTTGCCTTGATTGTCACGTTTATGTTCGTGCTCATGGGCGTTTTCTCCTATTTGTATCGCCAACGCAGCCAGCTAACAAGGAAAGACACCTGAAACGGCGTCAGCGAGCTGATGTACTCCAAGGTGTAGCCGTACTCGTGCGCTAAGTAGCCAATGACCTGGGCTTCTGGGGTGGCGTCGATCCAATCCGCTGTTGGATGTGCAAAAAACGGGTAAACAACTGCGACATAACCAGCGTCAATGCGCCTCTAACATCGAAGGGCATAGCTTGGTAGTCTTCCCACGTCAAGGCTGGGTCGGCTTTCTGCAGCATGGCATGGATTACACGTTCCGCTTTCTCATTGTCATTCTGAATAGCCTCGAGATGTAGCGCTGCAAATTCACTCTGCGATAGAAGACCGTAGCGGATTTCTCCAAGGTCAGGGTCAACTAACACATGGATTTTTCTGGTCGATTCAGCTAGCGCTTTGGCGTCGAATTTCTTGGCGATTTCAGCTTTGGCTTTGGCGTCTTCGATCTCGTGTTCTTCGAGTTTCTGCTTGTACTGGGTTATTTTCTGCTCTTCAGATTCAGCCATGGCTGTCACCTTATGCTATGGTTCCTAGCTGCAGGTCGTCGCCTTCACCCTCCATCGACTGCATCACAACGCCAGTCTGCTTCTGGTCAAGCTTCCAACTGGTGAAAACCACGTTCTTCACCGTCACCTTCGGCTTTCCTGTCGCGGTGCCAGCAGGGTCCAACTCGATGTCCACCGGGTCGCCTGTCAAAACCAATTGGGCATACGTGTTGTCTACGTACATGCTTTCCACTGAGACCTTGTAGCTCTGGTTTCCGTCCTCGACTATGGCGGGCTTGTTGCTGCCTAGAGCGTAGTCTTTGACGAGTTCGACGCCTATGCTTACGGAGACGCCTTTGGCGTAGCCTATCGCGGTTCCCGCTTTTTTGACGACGCCGTTTCTTCCAACTATTGGTGCACTCAATTTTTCACCTCAATTCAGTTACTCGGATAATACAGGACTGCTTGGAAACGGACTTCTCCGCCGTAGAAGAGCTTGTTCTCGAACTTGATTTCGCCCGGAGCAAAACTCACAGGAACGCAGTCGGCTGCTTTGCCACCCAACGTTCTGTCGGCAAGAATAGCGTCTACGGCATCTGCCATCACAGAGATGATGCCCTGGAACCAGTCCTTCGGCTCATTCTCGTTAATGACTATGATGACGCTGAAGTTGACTTTGACTTCCAACATATCGCCGAGCGTGCCCTGTGAAATGCCAGAAGCCATGGCATTTATGACAGCTTTTGGCAGGGAGTCGTAGGTGAACTGTTCGCCAAGCAGCACAGTCTTGATTGCGCTCTTGGTTTCGAGTGCAGCCTTTGCAGCGTCGAAAACATCCTTGTATGCAGTGTAGAAGCTCATTAGCTTAGCATCTCCAGCCATAGCTTGGCGAATGTTTCCTCAGCTTCACTACGAGCAGCCTCAACCGTGTTCTGCAGGAACGGGTTAGGCTTCGTCCCCGGGTGTCGCACCATCGAAGTGAAGACCATTCTCCCATCCGCAGCTTCAAAAGCCAAAACTGAAGCGTTGACTGGTCTAATGATGTGAGGTCTTGTGCCTTTTACTACGTACATGGCATAGGATGCCAAAACGTTGATTGACGCTTTGCCGTCGCCAACTTCCTTTGCGACTGTGCTTGCGAGGTAGCCTGTTTTTCTTGGAGCATTCCAGACAGCATAAGCCCAAGCAATATCTGCAAGCTTCTCAACCAACTTCTGACGCAGCGGTACGCTCAGCTTCTGAGCAACGTCATCAAATTCGAGCCCGCTGGTGGAGACTTCGACGGTGAGCATGGCTAAGCCACCCCAATGTACGGCTCTTTCTCGCCGTCCACGTAAACGGCTAAGATGCGGTTTGCCTCGGTCCAGAAGGCTTCAGCGCCAACTGGGTCTCGTCTGCGTCTGAAATCCCAAGCAGCAAAATACTTGGCTGCGTCAGTTAAAATCTGAGGCACAACGGAAGGCACCGTCAAACCTTCACGGGATAAGAACCCATCTACAAGAGCGCTGGCGCTGGTTATGCATTCGGAGAGTTCGCTGTCCCATTTGTCCTCGCTTAGCTGTAGCACAGCCTTCACGTTGCCAACGGTGCAGTAATCCAATGGCGCCTAACTTCCAAGCCAATGATACTTTGGATAGGCGAAAGTCAGTTTGATAAGCAATCTCGCGAAAAAAACATCATGAAAAAACAAGGATAATAAAAAGAAAACACTATTGCTTGTCTTTCTTATTAACAAAAGTCGGTAAGATATTAAGCTTAATTAGCTATACAACATTCATGGAAAACGAGAAGCACATCTGCGGTCGTTGTCTGAAGATCGACCAAAAAGAGGTTCTAATGATTGAGCGGCATGATCAACTCGTGTGCCCCATTTGTAAGACTACCTTTTTTGTTGAAGGAAAATCGCCTCTTGGGAGATATGAGGAAAACTGGAGAAAAAACGCAGAAGAAATATTTGTCTTTGTAAGGCCACCTTTATACCAAACGGACTTGAATAACCCCCGAATATTTTTCCTTTACGAGGAATGCTATCACACGCTGCTAATTGGGAAATATAATGCTGCCCTAATTCTTATGGGAACTCTTCTCGAAACGATTATGAAAGAGAGAATATTGCTGAAACTCAACATAGAATATCAAAAGCCTTACGGTCCTTGCTTAGAATTTATCAAAAAGAATGGTTTGATGGAGCCACGTGACACTTTTTTCTTGAAGCAATTTAAGGACTTGATTAGAAATCCTTACACTCACGCAGATGAGGCACAAATTCTTGAAGGAATCGTTGTTCCTGTCTATCCAATAGAGCTTCAAAAAAACTTTACACTTCAGGAACTGGAGGCACAATTTGGTAGGGTCAAGTCGGGTCAACAAAAGCCCCAGATGATGGTCGCATCTAAGGTTCCTGCAATTCGTTCTGTTGTTAAGCAGGAGTTGGACCGAAGGAGAGCTATTGACATATTCAACCAAGTGTACGATTTCCTACTGTCAGCCAACATCAAATACTTCAAACAAAAAGACTATGATGAACATCACGCCAAATTCGGAACAGATGGATTATAATCAGAAAAATAGATAAAAGCAGTAATTGAAAATCGAATTATCGAAGAGATAGTAGAGCAATTTTTTCGATTAGGAATTCTTATGTTGGTATCTTTCCACCTAATGCTTCTTTGATGCTGAAGCCGATGATGCCTGCAAGCCATGACGTAACAGCGATCGGCATCTTGTATTCAACTGGAACAAAATCTGGAATAGTTGCGGCAGCAGTGCCAAAAGCTCCAAGTCCTGCGCTTAATCCAACTAAGACAGCTTGTGCCTTATTGCTTAATCCCGTTTAAACTCACCTCCATTATTTGTTAAAAGAAATCAGGTGTTAACTTCCTGGGGCTGGTTGGAACCAGTCAGAGCTTCGGGAGCATCCCATAGTTCCCAACCGAATTTGACAGCATTCTTGCGAAACTCTTCAGGTCGAATAAGTCCCAACTGTGCTGCATGAATCAGGTCGGCTGGAACAAGCTCAGGCGTCTCGGGACTGCCCCAGTTCAGACGCACTTTAGCCTTCAAGACGTCAAAGCCGCTCTGTCTCAAAATGGGACTGAAAATTTCTCTTTCAAGTTGTCGCTTGATGTAGCGTTGAACAGGCCTAATGAGCATGTCTTGCAAGTCTAAGGCTGCTCTTGCGCTAGCTTCTGTGAAGCCTGGCGTGCTGAACAATCGTGGTAGTGGCGTTTCGCAACCGAGGTAGAACTGGTTGACGATGTGGTCGATGTAGTAGATGAAGCCTTGCGCTCTCGGGTCGATTGTTACGGGTTTGACTTCGCAGGGCTTGTTGTAGAATAGCCAAGCGCCTTCTTCAGGGCGGTTCTTTATTGCAGCTTCGAACTGCTTTATGGTTGCGGGGTCAGCTTTATCAACATACGCCAGCACGTCAGGTCCAGCGTACTTTTCAAATATTTTGGGCATGATGCGTTCGATTTTGGCTTTCATCCAACTGTAAGCTGGACGCTTATCAGTCCCCACCGTTAACGTGTGGACCAACACCTGTAGCAGCCCCAAGCCTAAACTGCTCGTGTTAGACGAGTTCAAACGCCAATGAATCACAGCTTCAGGGCTTAGTATGCCCATAGTATTGGCTTGATACTTGGAGCGGAGTTTGTAGCCTTCGACTTTGTAGGGAAGCTTTAGCCCTTCAACAGTTGATAACTGGATTCGCTCTACTGCGTCTATGGGCATGCGCAGAACCTCAGAGAGCCTCTCAGGCATCAACTTAAGCCAGAAGTCATTTCCGCACGCAATCAAAGACTTAGCCATGTCGTTGAGAAGACAATCAATGTTTACTTCTTCACAGAAGCTATCGACTGCGTTTTTGGCTTTCTCTTGTCCTTGCTCGCATGTAGTGTAGAAGCCCATGCCCACGGTGCTGGCAGCCAGCAGGTCTACGCTGGACTTGCAGGTCGGGTCACGCTCGTACAATTGCATGACATCCGCCAATGGAATATCGGCTGTCTCAAAGAAAACCGGACTATTAGGCGAAGCCTTTCCAGAAGCTGGAGCATAAGTTAGGACTTCACGAATTTTCTTGATAACTGAGCTCAAGAGAGTGCCTCCAGCAGCTTCTGTCCCCGATCCGTAATCTTGTAGGGCGAACGGTACTCGGTTCCGCCCTTCTGTACTCTGCCACTTCTAACGAGAAACAGGAACGTACCCTCAAAAGCGGATGGAGAGTCAAATTTCTGCATGAAACGTGTCTGTAGTTCAATGCGGGAAAGAGGCCGTCGGCTAAGCTCACGCAAAATTAGGCACATGCGGTCTAAGTATTTTTCCTGCTGCAGATTCTTCCTCAACCTGCTCACCTCGAAATGACTTCAAACAACAAAAATGGGAAATGGATAGATACCCGCGGTACTACGGCGTCTAAGTTAGCGTTGTTTTGATGTTGGTCATTTTGGCAACTGCATTGGCGCGTAGGATGCCAAGGCCGAACCGTGTGGTTGCGCGGACACCGAACTTGCCTGACTTGACATCTTCCCAATCCTGCACAGTCACATCCCTGCGCAACAGCATCACAGACGCCACACTCGTATCAATCGCATACGCCGTGCCATTTGGCACCAGCGGGCTTGAAACTATCTTCATGCCCAAAGCGCCAGAAACAACACCAGCCTCAATGTCCGTTTGCCCCGACTGAAGGTACTGTGCATTCGTGAAAGTCGCATCGTTCAGAAGTTGAGCCATCTGCATGTCGTTAATCGCCAACACGTTAGCCATCCACTTCTCGCTTTTGACAGCATACCACAATGAAAGCAGCTTACTCCAGCTCATCACCGCGCCGCCGCCAGCGAGCACCGCGCCAGTTGCCAGGTCAGCGTCAGCTATTCCAGCGTAAAGGGCGATGATCTTCTCGGTTTCTTTCTGCCCAACCGCCTTGCCAGCCTTCACTATGGCGTTGCTAAGCACGTTCCATGTGGCGTCCTCAAGGAACTCACGTGTCCACTCCTCAGAATAGTCAGCTAAAATATCCGTGTTAATGTCCACCGTGGTGACTTTCTTGCCGCTTAAGCGTGTCTTGGCTCCCTCAGCGTACTCGTAAGCTACTGCGTCAGCGTCCAGCGGGAAGCGTTCCATCGGCTCGGTGGTGGGCATAACGTTGATTATGCTTCTGCCAGATCGGAAGAGC